CACGTTCACATAATGCATTATCATAAACAAAATTTGGGAATGTATATTTGATCCATCCTGCAACTTCGTCTATTAGGTACTCTCTGTTGATTTTTATTAGGTCGCCTGTTTGAATTCCACCCCAAGAGTCTGTGCCAGCAAATCCTGTTGCTGTAACTTCTGCCGGACTGTCATTTTCTTCTTTTGTAACAGTTTGGAAGTATGGTCCTGGTTCAGGAGCGGATGTCTTAATAACTTCTTCTGCACGTCTTGCTGCTGCATTAATTGTTCTGTAAGCATAATTGAGAGATGCACCTTCTTTTCCTGGAGGTACGCCAATCATTCTGTCATCGCCATCTAAGCTGACAAAAATGTTCTGTGTAGATGCGTAGCCTGAGTTATCAACATAAAATTTAGTTGCTGCTTGTAAATCGTCTGCTCCGTTTGGTTTACCAAAACCCGCTAGTTCTCCTGGATGATCTGATAATGTTAGTATGCCTTCCATTTCGTCGCCTTGTCTGCGAACTATGGAATCTCTTGGCATTGCTACATCACTTAAGAAGTTACCTTGTAAATTAGCATCAACACCGGTATCAACCATTTGATGTACATCGTCATCAGCTTTCGTTCCACTTATGTAAGTTTTCGCTGCGTCAGCTTCAGTGTCACTTACAAGAGCAGCATCTTGTCTTCTTAAGAATACTGAAAGTAGGTTTTCACTTACAAATCTTAAGAAGTATACTGGCTGTACAACACCTACTGCTGATGTTGTAGCAGTAGCAACAAATACTTCTCCTACTGTACCAAAATCAGCACCGATGCTTGTCCAAGGCACATTGCCTACTGTTTTAATTTTATATGTTTGTCCTATTACAATAGTTGAAGCAGCTTGTTCACTATATAAGTTTACTGGATCAGTGTATATCGAATCAAAAACAAATTTTAATCCATTGATACTTGTATCGTAACCGTGATTAACAACTTCAATATCGCCGTTTAAGTAACGAGAGATATTAAGTTTATACGAATTTTGAGTTAATGGTTCAGGTGCAACTCTAATTGGAAGTCCTGAACTAATATATCTTCTGTCAGCATAACCTTTGTTAATAACTAAGTCATCAATGTTAATATTTGTATTGTGAATGTCATTAAACTGTTGAGCGGCTTCATTAGAAACTGCAATATTAGCAATAGCATTTGACGCTGCGTTTAGTGGAGCTCCTAAACTCGGACTTGTATCGTCTGATAACTGCGTAAAGCCTGAACTAATTATAAGTTTTCCAGGTACACTGTAACTAAATGTAATTGTATCTGTTGCTTGTGAATCTAATGCACTATTTGACGCTAGTTCGACTAAATCAAGTCCACTTCCGTCTGTTTTAACTAAAGGAACTGTGCTTGGTAATAATGTGTCTGGTGTATCACTTAGTGCTGTAAATGAAATAGTACCACTTTGACCGAAAATAGCGTAAATTTCTTGGAAGTTTTCATTTACTTTACGGAATGATTCTCTAATACTATCGCCGGTGCCGTCATTACCCTCAACACCGATATTAATGTCTTGTCTTGCCATTTATGTATGCTCCACTATGGTTTTTGCTGTAACATAGTTATTTATCGTATCGTTTTATAATCTTAATGTAAATAGTAATATGTTCATTCGAGAATATTCTATTAAAAAATTACACGAAAGATCTAGTAAACTAGGCAAAATACATCGCTATTATAGAACTTTAACAATGGTTTTACTACGCTGTGATAATTGTTCTAGTGAGTTTGTGCGTCCTAGAGGAAGTATGAATCCAAAAAGGCTAAACAATAACTATTTTCACGTTTGTAGTAATTGTGATGCTAAGACATTTGCCCAGAAAAAAGGAGTAGAGCGCAAGCAAATATGGGATTTACCTGCAAGCTCTGACATTCCTATTGGTCGAATATAGTTTCTTTAAAATTTACACTGACTCCGCAGCCGCAAGATGATTGTGCGTTTGGATTTTGTATATCAAACATTGCACCGATAATATCCTTTTTATAGTCTACAATAGACCCTAATAGAAACATAACGCTGTCTTTGCCAATAACAAATGCACAACCTTCTTTTGTTTTTACTACTTCGTCGTTAGGATGTAGGTCAGTAGGTGATTCTACTAACCCCCATTCATATTCAAATCCAGCACATCCGCCGCCTTTTAGATTAAGACTTATACCGTACACTTCATTTTCAGTAGAAAGTGCATTAATCTGCTTCTCTGCTGCTTCAGTTAAGGATACTATTCGCTTTTCCAAATTGTCCACGCTCCGTATGCTATTGCACCATATGCTGCCAATTTAGCAAAAGGCCCTGCAATTAAAACAATTAATCCTAATACAATTAGAACTGCACCATCCCAAGATGTGCGTTCTTCTAATCTACTGTTAATCCATTTTTTAATCATATTTCTTCTCCTTGTGTACAATATTTAGTAAATATATCATTTACAGGAGAAAAAAATGTTTAATTGGCTTTTTGGAAAATTCAAAAACTGGACGTTTATCCCTCACGACACAATGACTGTTCAAGAATATGATAAACACGTAAAAATCAACAATAGAAATAAACTTAAGAAATTAGTTGAAGAAAAGAAACTAGCAAGCCTATCTAAGAAAGAATTGCTTAAACTTGCAGACGAGTGTGATATCAAAGTAAGTGCTAGTCTTAGAAAAGCAGATCTAATTAAGAAACTTAGCGTCGACTAATAATTGCTGACTGTAATTGCTGTAGAGCAGTTTCCTGTCTAGTTAATTTACGTTCTAGAACATCGATAGCAGCTCTTTGCTTTCTTGATTGTTCTTCTAAACTACGTACATACTCAATCGTAGGAATCTCTCTCGAAGTCCCATCCTCGCTCACCATTGTAAATCGGTCAACACCTTGACCTTTTAATCCACCAGTAACTCTGTTTGGATTCTTGTTAGATGATAATGGGGTCCGGTCCGGCAACTTTCTGCCGTACATCGTGTTTAAATAGTTGCTCATTCTGTTTCTCCATATAGTATTTATATAGTGCAATACTCGCTAGGTTCTTACATTTGGACTCACACATAATATCTGCATATGGTAAAAACGACAAAGCCCAATCATTTACAGCATTGTTTGGATAGTAATCACTATGCGCTCTAAGTTTACCTTTTTTGTATCCTGCTTCTAGTAGTGCAGGAAAGTCAGGCATAGTATCGTGTGCAAAACCTTCGGGTAAGTGTTCATTACGACTATATGAATAATGCATAGCCGGACGAACACCACGCCACGAATCTATTACGCGAGCAAATCTATCGTCGGTTGGTAAAATGTATTCGCCTTCGCGGCACCAGTGATGGTGTATGTCAAGAACGAGTGCGCAGGTGTCGACCAGTTCAAGCGAGTCTTCAAGGCCCCACTTGTTTTCGTCGTTCTCGATCGTAATTGTATTTCTCGCTTCTGGAGATAATCTGTTGTCAACAACGTGTTTAATACCGGCTGGACCCTTACGGCCGGAGATGTGGACATTGCATTTAAAGTCTTGGAAGGTCTTACCATATCCCATCCAGCGCAAGACATCGGTGTGATATTCAAATTCTTCTATGCTCCGTTCTACTATTTCTTCGTTGTCGCTTGCAAGTACAGTAAATTGGCCTGGGTGCATCGATAGTCGGACATCGAGGGCTCTTGCCGTTTCTCCGACTTTTGCGAACTCTCGTTCTGCGTAGGCAACAACGTCAGGACGCTTCCAATAATAGCACCAATCACGCTGGGTATAAACAGGAAGTACATCAGAACCCAATCGTACCATCCGTAATTCAGTTGGAAGAGATCCCACATATTCAATCAACCTTTTGTATGACGCAATGTTATGGACCATAATGTCCCACAAGCGTTCTTCAGCAACATCACGTGTCTGTCTGTTAAGCCACTGTACTGTTGTGCTACGAGTATTTAGCGGTCGTTGAATTTCTTCTAGTAGTTTTTTCTTCTGCGTTTGATCTGGATGCATATACTTGCAGGCAAATCCAATTCGTTTAATCATTAAAAAGTCCTTGCTGTGTTGAAACTTAAAACATATCGTTCTTCTGTGTCATTAACTTCAGTTTCGTGTGTAAGCCAACTAGGAAAAATATAAAGAACATTTTCTCGTGCTGGGAAGTAATTGAAATATGTGTTTAATTCTGATTCGCCTTTGAATACATCATTCATTCTATACAGGCTAATCGGACTATGGAAAATAAGACTAGCACTTCCTTCTGCAACTTTAGGATAGTATGCGCCACTAACGACACTGCCTTCGTGTCTGTGTGGTTTAACTCTACTGCCAGGTGTCATACTGTTCATCCAGCTGTTACTGATAAACATATCACTTAGGTTCATACGCTCTGCATATATATCGACACATTTTTGTAGTGTATCTTTTAGATCTGGATAGGCATCTATATTCCATCCGCCACCGTTGTAGTTACTAGAGCCTCCATCCATTAATAAGTGATCAACACCTTTGTAGTTGTCTATTAATACTTTATTGTCTACATCACCAGTCAAGTCAAATGCTATAACAAGTGTAGGAAACAGTAGGTAATCTTGATGTTTCATTATATTATTATACTTTCTTCTACTAACAAAGTCAAGTCCAATTCTTTACTACCCAAGGATCTTCGCAGTTTTCTGGATTAGGATCTCCGTGGAATACACAAACAACACAACCTTGTGGGGGTTCACAATGTTCTATTGTTCTTAGTCGTCTAGTACCTCTTGCCATATTGTAAAGTAGATCTTTTGATTGTCTGATTTCCCATTTCCAACTTAGTATCCAATTATCAGGAAATAGCGTTGCAGGCATCTCTTCGTGTGTGGCTTCATACAGCCAATCTTGATCTCCGTGGAATTTTTTCTGTATAGAACGCTGATGTTTTTTAAAGTTTTCCCAATAATGGTTGAGTTGTCCTGAACGAAATTTAATTATAGAACTATTATACTTTGGCCAAGTAGGACGCATTTTGCGTGTAAAGTCTCTAATGGTGCACCAACTGTCATTACCAAATGTAAACAACTGATCTATGTTATCTGCAATAACAACATCGAGATCCATATAAAGGATAGTGCCACGTAATCCTAAATCATTAGAGAATATATAAGGCTTGCACCACCATCCTTCAATACCATCTGGTAATGGTATAGTTCCTATGTTAGGATTGATCCCGTGTGGATCATCTGTAAGACAAATAAATTCAAAGTCAAGTGTGCAATTACGCTTGACCATATTATACAATGTATTAACATAATCACTAGAATATTTAGAGCCGTGTTTTAGACACAGCACATAATATTTTTCCACACTTTTTTGCGGCAAGTCTTCGTGTGTTTCTACACTTATCTGCGCCTTAGCAAGTTTTTCTTTTAATTTACGAGCTTTGCGTTGTTGTTTATTTTCGCCGACAACATATTTTTTGACCAAGTTATGCCTCGTAGATAGCTGAGTTTGCTCCGTGTTCTGCACACTCGACTCGTACGCAATAACAACGATTGTCTGTTGCTTCTCTAATTAGTTTGTCTGCAAAGTTAAATGCGTGTTCTGCAAATTTCTCTGCGCCTACACCGTCGAACAATCTAATTTCTGCTAAACCTTTTTCTTCTAATTCTAGTAAATCGTCTAAAAACGGATCTGCTTTATCTACTGCAACTTTATGATCAAACATATCTTCAAGCCAAGCCTTTAGTGGTTTGAGTCCTCCAAAGTCTACTGCCCAGTTTTTGTTGTCGAGATGATCACAACCAAATGTAAATGTAAATGCTAGTGAATAACCGTGTAGCAGATGACAGTGTGAATGATCTGCGTTTGGTTGACGGAACACTGCTGATAAGCCAATGTTGTGTCCGTAATGTTTAGTACTAAGATGTTTTGCCATATATTTTTCTCCTATAAATATGTGGCGGCAGAATTAGAAGGGTTGACGCCAAGTCCTGTTAATTAGTCTTTATTATATATGATATTACTTATATTGTCAACCATTACATTAGGATATTTCCAGGCTTTGGGCAACTTCCAGTTTTCCTCTTGATAGATAGTAAACTGTATCTTAGGAAAACATTCGAACACCATACCAATTTGGTGTATCCAGTATCTAGGATCTACAGCTCGCTTGCTTGCATCATCATAGTTTGGTGTGCTTTTGTATATATTGTTGACTTGCTGTGTTTTGCTATGTAAGTCAAATCCGATTAGATTAACTGCTTTTAGCTTAGTATACAATGCTGCTATAAGAACAGCATATGGCCCGCTACCCCATTGAAAAGGATCGTCCCATCTATCACTGCCAACATATGGCAACGGCGGAACTTGTCTTATGTTTTTTGCTTTGAATCGGTCAAACCAGTCTGGTCTTGTATAAACTAAACTATTCTGATTTGCTCCTGCAGTTAATGCTTCTTGCATCATTCTGCGATCAACGCATATCAAATAATTTGTGAAGTAATCTCTGTAAATAGCATTACAACCAGACTTTGGACCGTCTAGTTTATCTATGTCAATCTTCGTCCGGCTTTCGCCATTTCCTATTGCCCACATCTTCTCTTAACTCTCTTAGTTCCTTTACAAAAATACCGACTTGTTTTTCCATACGAAAGGAACATTTTACAATATATACAATTCTATTTATTGCCCACCACCACCAAAAGACGCTGGTTGCGATAAATGTAGTAATTACTATGAGAGCAGTTGTGTGACTTTTCCAGCCTAATAATATTTCGCCTATAAGGATCGCCAATGCGACAAATGGTGCTGACCACGCCGCATAACGCCAATAACTTGCCTGTTTTTCTGTGTTTTTCATAGTTTCCCCTTTCTAAGTTCTACTTAGCACTAGTATTTAATATTTTTATATTGGGAATTAAACTAGATTATTATGATTCAATTTGGCCGAATTTTTTCCATTCGCCCGGTGTGCCTTCGCGCACACAGACCCATCCAACAAATCCTGTTGGTTTTGGATCTTCATTCCAAACTATGTCGCCTTTCTGGTATGATCCTGAAGTAGGCGTTCCGTTTGATACTTGAAACTTTTTACCTTCAAGTCTAACAGGTCCTGCAACAGTTAAATCAACATCATCTCCAAAGTTTTTAACACCTATGCCAACTTTACCTACAAAACTAGTTTTACTGTTGACTGTAATATTACCATTTGCTCCTACAGTAAGTCTTACTGTATCATCTGTAACAATGTGTAACGCACTCGTAGTCCAAGTTCCTAGTTTCCATTGGTTGTCTTCTGACGGATCAATGATAAACTGATGATCCCAGCTTTCCATTGTGAACATTCCGTTTGCTTCTTCAGCACCTAGCATTAACTGCTGTGAATCAGCATTGTAGCGGAAAAATTCGTCTACGTTAAGATTGCCTTCAACTCTTAAACTGTTAAGCGTACCAACTTTTTTAAGATTACTGTTAACAATTCCAGTTCCTAGTGCATCTCTACTAATTACACTTTCGTTACCGATACGGTAATCTTTGTCTCTATGTAGATCAATTGTTTCACTTGACCAAATACGATCAGGATTGCCCTGCATTACAAATTGTCTAGTTGCACCTTGTCCACTCCACAACAGTCCTTTGTTGTATATTTCGCCGTTTGATGCTTTAAATTCTAACGGCGAAGAACGTTCGTTGCGTACATCTTCTGTAACTTCATCTACGTGTAGTTTCTTAGCAAATATTTCACCATCAACATTTAGCGCACCTTTAATAGTTAAATCATTGTCAATAATGCCTATTTTTGCAACTGATACTTTAATACCGTCGTCGTTTACTACTAGAATGCCTTTTGTTGCATTGTCTTTGATGCCTGCACTTGCAAATTTGGTAATAATTCCTCCGTGGATTTTATTACCACTGAGTGATCTATCATTGATTGTTGGTGCTGGAGTAGGCTTGTTGTCTACTCTTTCAATTGCTGTTGCAAGATTATCTAAGGCATTTCTAATATCAGTCATCTGGTGTTCCTGTTTGTTATACAGTATTTATCAGGATGTTAAATATTAATTGTGCTGATATCTTCTAGTAGAATAGTTTCAAATGTCTTTTTACTGTATTCTTTGATTTCAGACTTTAACTGTTTTGCTTTAGAACGTAACTTTGCAATCTCTTCTGTAGTCAAACTACGCATAGGTAGTCCTAAGAATCCTTTAACACGATCCTTTAGTATAGCATCGTATGCTTCACCTTGTGCAATTACGTCTGCTTCTTTGGTATTACGCAATTCGATTGCTTCTTCTACTACGCCTTGGATAAACTTAGCACGAGCATTAGTATAATCCATTTCTTCCTGCATACTTGCAAGTAGATGTTTCTTACGTAGGTCATTATATTCAATACGTTTAGTATACCAGGCTTCAAGCAGTTCTTTCATATTATCGAAAATAACAATTTTATTGTTTTCATCAATACAAGTATAATTTTCAGTGATCTTTCTAATCAACTTGAGCTTAGTCATAATCCATTCATCTGTACGCTCACCGAACGCACGATCTACTTGGATTTCAAATTCAAACTCGTCGTTGTCTGAGAAGTCTTCGTAGTCTTTAATTACTTTGTCGTCAACGAGCTTGTCTAACACTGCTTGATACTGTTTGAGTGTATAACCCACAGGCAATGCATCAATAGTTATACGATGCTTTGTTTTGCGTGTAAACGACCCGTGTACTTCCCATTGTCCTTCACTTTCACCTTTGACTACACTACACGTCATACCATTCCAATAAGGTGTTAGTCGTGCAGTAATGCGAGCTCCTTCTGCTCGTTGCTGTACCCACTTGATAATTTGTGCAGGATCACGCGGCAAAATCTTTTGTGCATATCCAATTGATACACCGTCACTACCGTTAATAGCAAGCATAGGCAGTGTAGGTACATAATACCGTGGCTCAATCTTAGCACCTTCAAAATCTTGATGTGCAAGATTTACAAAGTCGTCTTTAACAAATAATTGTTTAAGGATTGGATTCATACGTGCAAAGATATAACGTGTAGCGGCCGCTTCGTTGATAAATGCACTACCAAAGTTACCATCGCCTTCTAATAGTGGCACGTTGTTACCTGAACCAACATAGTTAGCAGTCATATTAACAATAGTGCCTTCTAGGCTACCGTGCAAGTATTGTGCATAATCCTGTACCTTAGGACCTAAGTTTGAAACTTTAACAAACTTGTCAATGTTCTGTTGTAGTACTGTATGTACAATCTTTCGACTTGCGTTCTTTTGTCCATCAATGTAACTAGACAGTTTACGCACATTGTCGTATACTGAAAAATCAATATACTCTTCTTTAAAGAAGTCTTCTAGTTTTAATTCTGCCATATTACACCTTCATAATATCAAACGGAGCAGCATTTAAGATTTGCTCCTTGCGATAATCAATTTTACTACCTGAGAACCAATTTGTAAAGAGTTCAGTTTCTTCAATTTCTACAGTTGGTAGCATTTCGTCCATAGTGTCTACACTAATAATATGCTTTAGATCTTTTTCACTCCACGAACCTAATCCTTTTACATAGCTTACATCTAATTTATGATCAATCTTGTTTACATCTGCAAATGTATAAGCCCATTCTTTTACTTCGTTGTTCTTTTTACCAATTGCAATAGGTGTACGCAGTATTTTCATCTTGCCATTGTTTAGATGTTCTGGAAAATACTTAAACATAAACAGCGATATCAATCCACGTATACGACTGCCATCTGCGTCAGCATCAGTAGCAATACAAATCTCTGCTTCTGGGAATGTAGTAATAATTGAATATAGTTCACTTAACTCTTTGTTCGCCATAAACTTCTGATGACTTACTTCAAGTACATTAAGAGGAACACCTTTGAGTGCATAGAATGCATTACCTTTGCGTCCCAAACATTTAATTAAACCACCACTTGCCGAATCACCTTCTACGACAAAAATTCTATCAGTACGATGTCCAATGGCAGCAAAGTATTTGTCGCTTTTTACTTTCTTGTTCTTTTCAAGTTTGCCTAGCTCTTTCTTAGCAGCCAAATCTTCTTGCATTTTAGTGTAAGCACATATTTCGTTAACCAAGTCTTCGTTCTTCATCAGTTTAGCAACAATTTTCTTAGCATCAATTTCGCCGATAGCATCGCGACATTCTGCGGCTGAATTTGTTACACGTTCTTTAGTTTGACTGTCAAACTTTAGTGCAGGGAATCCATTAATTATAGCGTGAACTCGCAAATGCTGTTTTAAACGAGCAGGAGTAATATCTACCTTTTTACGTCTTTTAAGTGTTTCTCTAAATTCTGGAATTACTACACTAAGGAAATGGTCAATGTGTGTACCACTTTTTACACTTAGTCCATTTACTAAACTGTGTGATTGATGCGACCCATCTGATTTAGTAATACCAAATGTTGCTTTTTCACTAGGAAAGATATCACACTCTCCAAAGTATTCATTAAATTTTAGACGCACAATCTTTTTATTAAAACGGAAACGTATTGTATCAAACGCTAATGCAAGTGAACGAACACGTTCTTCAATCAATTGAATGTGTGTATCGTCGATATTCTCCATACCGAAGAATTCATAGTCTGGCTTAAATTTTACAGTTGTGCCTTTGAGTGCAGTTTCCTTTGTGCGTACACTTTTAATTTGTTCATCAGCACCACGCAAATGTACTTGCAGTTTTCCATCTGAGCTTTTTGCGTCAAATGTTTTACTAGTTACAAATGTAATCATAGAGCCTACACCGTTCATACCTATTGACTCACGGTTAGTGTCGTCAAAGTTTGAACCTGCTCTGGCTCTTGTAAATGCTGAAACCATTTGATACTCTTTACCATCTGGAGTATCAATTTCTACTGCGGGAATACCTCTACCATTGTCACTGACAATAATAGAACCGTCTGGGTCAATATCTACATCAATACGTGTAGCATACTCTCTATTAGTTCTAACGTGCTCGTCTACTGAGTTGTCAATAATTTCGTTGATAACTTTGAGAAGTCCACCAACAGCATTAATTTTTTTGAATTCTGTATTTAGAAATGCTTCTTCTTGTTGTACAACCTGACTGCCCCCGTACATACTAAAGCGTTTTCGGATATGTTCTGCATCCGACAATAATTTAAAATTGTCTGTCATATGTTCTTTCTCTTTTTATGGTGTTATACGTACTATATAGCCTGATAAAGAAAAAGTCAAGCCTTTTTGAGTTCATAGAGTGTGGCATACTTACCTTCAAGCCTGCCTGTGACAGTCACTTTATAGCCCATCGAATAGTCATCTGGGCGAATATAATACTTAGGATCTTTAGCATATTTCATTGCTGTTTTACCTGCTGTAGTTTGTTGCCATTCATAAATAGGTGCCGCAACATATAAATCAGGATCCTCTACATCGCCCATAGTAAACGAATGTAGTATGTACTCAGCCTTCACGTTCTAAATCCCACACACAAATATTTGGTTTAGATTTTTTCGCCGACTTCAAATCCGCGGAAAGTTTTGAACCTTGGAAACCTAAGCGAATAAGTACCGTCTTGATTTTGTGTAATAGCATCTGCTCTAACCTCTACAAGTTGACCTTTGATATTAGTGCGACTATTCCAAAAGTCGTCACGATTAGCATCAGTAAAGCCACTACCGACATTAACATTAATTTTCTTTCCGTCATCAACTCCTTCACAAACAAATGCACCAAGTCGACCTTCATTTCGTCCTGTTCCTTCTTCAACATCTACAACCTCCAATGTTACTTCGATAAATGGCTTTGCTTTAAGCCAAGCGTGTGTACGCTTACATTCATAAGGAGCATCAATGTCCTTAATCATAACTCCTTCATAGCCGCCTTCTACGGCCTGTTTATTTAACGCTACAAAGCGTTCTTGACCTTCAGGTGTGTCCAAGTCAACATCTTCCCAGTCCAACGCTTGTACGTGCTTTAATTTGTCCTGGTGATCTCTTACCCAATGATTAGTGATAAGACTTCTAAAACTCTGTGGCTTATCCCACACACCGTTCTTGAAACATCCTAGCGGAATAGTGTCAAACAAATGTAGTACAGCATCGTTTGCACTTACATTGTCCTTACGATGCACCTGCTTCATAAGATCTTGGAAGTTAGCACTCATTACTTCTCCGTCTAGTACAAGCGGATAAGGCACAGGGTGTTCTTTGATTACTGCTTCGATCTCTTCGATAATGTGTCCAAAGTTATGAAACTGTTTTCCGTTACGAGAGAACATTTCAACTTTACCACCTTGGATAACTGTAATAACACGAACGCCATCTAGTTTAATTTCAATCTGTTTCTTCCCAGTCATCTTCTTTTCGTGCTTGGCACTATCGTGAGCAAGGGCACAAGTAAACATAGGTACTGTACCTGGTGCAATCTTGTTTACAGTTTTTTCTGAAACACCGCAACGTAAATCTTTAATAAGAATTCTACGATACCAAACGTTCCATTGTTCTTCAGTTGCAGTATCTCTACACAAGATAATTGCATCACGAGCGGCGTGACCAGTAAGGCTACGGTCTTGTAACTTACGGCACAATTCTTTAAACACCGGCCATTCAAGACCTTGACCACTTAGTACATCTGAACGTTCAGGCACTTGCTTAACTCCAAATGTAACAAGTGGGTCAAGGGCCATTGTAAGACCTTCAAAGAACTCTGGTAGTCCTTCTTCGTGTGCTTCTTTTAGAATTGCTTCTTTTGCAAGTCGACTATTGTCTGCTTCTAGTCTAGCAATAATGTCTTGTGGTTGTGTTCTCATATTTGCCTCGGTTGTTTGCCTGTTAAAAAATACATTTTACTTATAATAGCATCAACTTCGTCTTCTGTCAACCATCCTTTTACCGTATCTCCGGGATTGGTAACACCCGGAAGTTCATATTGCTCGCCATCTTTAAATACAGCAATTTCGTATAAGCCTTGTTTATTACCATAAGATACTTCATTATTAACTATGCTAAGTTCGTAGTTGTCAAACTGAAGTATTGCCTGCAAACCTTTAGGCATTTCGGTTTCTTTTAATTTAAAATTTACAAGTTTCATTTACGTCAACTCCTCTATGTTTATAGGTGTAAAGTTAATTTGCTCTACACAAACACACTTGTATGGTCCGTCGGGTGAAGGATTAGTGTGGATGTGTCCGTGTACGTTCAACAAGTTGCCGTCACCAAACCTATGCTTCTCAGCAAGTGTGCTAGGGTGCAAAGGTGTGTGAGTAAAGATTAAACCTTTATCACTCATATCAATCCATAACTGGATGTCTTTGAAGAACGGTGCAAGTTGTTTTACATTGTCGTGGTTACCAAGAACAAGTCTTTTCTTACCAGGTAACTTTGCAAAGTTTGCTGTTAACCAGTCAACCTTGTCCATACCAAAAAGAACATCACCACAGTGGATAACAGTATCTTTTGGACCAACTGTATCGTTCCAGTTGTCTAACATACACTGGTTCATTTGATCAACACTATCAAACTCTCTACACGGCTTACCAATGTAATCCTTAAAGTCAAGAATATTTGCGTGGTTAAAGTGAGTGTCGCTAATTACGAATGTTGCCATAGACTTATGCCTCTGTGTGTGCCTAATTAATATAATTATTATACAATATTATGCTTCTAATGTCAACCTAAAAGTTGGTAGTCCCGGGGGGATTCGAACCCCCATCGCTCTCTAATCTGGAGACTGTGCCGAGTATAAGCCGGGTGTTTTACCGTTAAACTACGGGACTATATGGAGTGAGCGACAGGACTCGAACCTGCATAAAAAGGATTTGCAATCCTTTGCGTAACCATTCCGCCACGCTCACATTGGCATAGGTGGAGGGAGTCGAACCCCCGCTTGCAGTTTTGGAGACTGCCGTGCTACCATAACACTTCACCCATAAAAAAAGCCCCTAATGAATTAACACTAGGGGCTTATCTTAAATAACTTTTTCAAAAGTCGCGTTAAGACATACCCCTTCCTTGTGGTGGGCACCAGCATATTATTAGTGACTGTTGTATGTTCTTAAACACGTAAGTATTCCTTTTGTTTAGTATGTGTATACTATACTTTATTTAGTTCTGTTTGTCAACCACTTTTGGTTGACTTTTATTCGTGTTCTCCGCCTGGATCGTTTGCATCTAGTTTTACCTTTTGTCCGTTGATCCACATTGTTTGGCGTGTGCGACTTACACTGTGGTATCCAGGGCGCAGGTTAAAAAGTGTGTTAACCTTTTGAGGATTTTTATCTGCGGCATTCAATGTTATCGCAGTAATAAACACACCTGTAATGAACACTAAATGAAATGCGGCACTAATACCAAAAGCCATATAGCTACCAATCATTACAGCAAAGATACCTGACCACATAAATGCTAGAATTTGAAATACCATATGTGCTACTCGAGGATCAAGTTTACGTAATGAAGAGCCATTAATAGTCATAATGCTATCCCAGGCTTCTTTCGTACTAAGAATTGTGTTTGCCCATCCAATGGGTCTTACTTGTTTTGTCATTTCACTCTCCGTGTCTATGTTATGGTGCCCCGGGAGGGACTCGAACCCCCACTCTTTCGAACAGGTACCTAAAACCTGCGTGTCTACCAATTTCACCACCGGGGCAGTGGTGCTGGTTGAGAGACTCGAACTCCCGACCTGAGGTTTACAAAACCCCTGCTCTACCAACTGAGCTAAACCAGCAATAATATACTTAGTCGTGATAGCCGTCGTCTTCATCTAAAACGGCAATTTCAGATTTTGGTTTTTCAACTTGGTATGAAGCTATAAGTAGTTCATCAAAGTCAAAACCATCAAATTCTCCCGACTCAAGTTTTTTTATTGCATCACCTTGTCCACTTGCTTGTTTAGTTCTAATCAAGTATGCAACCACACCGATTAAGTTTGTTCTATTAATGCCTGTATGTTGCATTGCTTTTTCAATAAAGACTCTTCCCAATTTTTTACCTTTCAAGTAAGTGTTGGAGCGGGTGAGGGGAATCGAACCCCTATCATTAGCTTGGAAGGCTAAGGTCTTACCATTACACAACACCCGCTTATTTTTTATAGGTCTGAACTATTTCTTACAAAAGGCCCAGCGTCAAGTGCGGTGATTGCTTCTGACTGGTTGTCAGCTTCAAACGATAGATTAAGACTTTCAAATTCTTTTGTGTCATAATCTTCATATGAGCGTAAATTAACCTCTATTGCTCCTGATTCCAGAGCAGACTTAAATGCTGATAATGCTGCTTCAACATCTTTTGTATAAACATCTACTGATACTTTCATTTTTTCTTTCCTTTTCTATTTTATGGCAGAGAGGAAGGGATTCGAACCCTCGGAACGCTTACACGTTCAACACCTTAGCAGGGTGCCGCTTTCGACCACTCAGCCACCTCTCTATAATAAAACACACTCCCAGTTTATCAGCCTGTTGCATCAGCTATACTGTATGCAGAATGTGCTTTAATTTGGCTCCCCCGAAGAGATTCGAACTCCTGGCCTTAGGTTCCGCAAACCTACGCTCTATCCAGCTGAGCTACGGGGGAATGTCTTACTTCTTAAACCTCAACGTATATTGTTGACCGTTATGGTAAAAAGAAACTGTTGAATGACTATATACGTCTTCCGAACTTTCGCTATAACGTGTAATATTCCTACACTGTTCTTCTTGTCTGTATCCTACAATACCTTCCTGTTTTTGGTTCTTGTTAGCACCAATGATGCCTCCAAGAATAGCACCTGCGTTCCTGTTATCCTTGCGTTGATTTCCATCACCAAATTGATGGCCGATAATACCACCGATAAGAGCACCGCCAATAATATCTTGTGCGGTAGTATTACTAGAAGTATTACCATAAATCGGAACGTCAACAACATTACACACTGTTTCAGTGTATGGTGTTCTCTTGGTTACGGTTTTAAAATGATCCTGCACCGTCTCAGCAAATGCAGGACTACATCCAAATGTTAGCATAACTGCTAATAGTGTTATTTTTTTCATTGTACTGTACTACTATTGAAACTAATCATAGTCCTTCCTTGGGTTTTGTTGATTTCATAGTTAGAACCGTGTTCTAACCAACTCGGGAATAATACTAATCTCCCGTTCTCTACCGGAATCGTATTAATGCTATAGTTAAACTCGTTGCTCACTAATGGAGTCTCTAGCCTAGCATACGGATTCGGATTCTTAAAAACTAAATTATTACTGTCTCTATCTGTATTTAAGTATAACACGCCTGATACTTTAGAATTTGGATGGGTATGATCTACAATTACACTTCCTTCGTTTTGTATATGAGCCCAAGAGTTTGTTAATTTAAGCTCTGGCTGGCCTAACACGTTTGCATACTCGTTTAAGATAAAAGTTACCCTATCAAAAAAGTCGTCAACTGCTGTGTTCTTTGTAACATCATCAATAAAGTTTTTAGCGCCGTCAAATGTGCTTAGTGCATTTCTTGGCACAGTTTCATCATTGTCGTGCATATCTAAAGAACGAACATATGTGAGGATTTCATCACGTTCGTGATCATCAATAAAATCATCAATTATCATTACTCCTGTTGGGAATAACGATTCTATGTAAACTTTCATTTTGTTACTATCTCGTATATCTCTTTCCAATTATTTACAACTTTTGCTTTGCCATTGTAATCTTCGTTGTGTGTATGCTTAACAAGAATACCATTTAATCCAAAGCCAATACCACAGTCTACATTCAGTGGTTTATCTTCAACCCAATAACATCCAGTTCCTTCGTACTCTTTAAGAGCCTCGTCTTTGTCTGCACCTGTATCTAAGTAAATATACTTTTCAAAAACACTATCACCAAACATTTCACGTAGATTTTTTGTACGCAAATGTTGTGAATAATCATCATTACTTAGACTTGTAATAGCGTGAAAGATATATCCGTGATCACTATGTAATTTTTTCACATATTTAATTGCATCTCGCAACGGAGGAAGTTTACGTATCCACGCACTTTCATTAAACATACGTACTAGTCTATTTGCTTCGGAAGCTTCTAAACCATATTTGGTATTCATCTTATACACATCTGGTGCATAAACTGTATATCCGTGTCGTTTCATCCATTGATCAAACGCATATTCCCAATCAAATAGAACGCCATCGCAATCTACTAGTATAAGTTTATCTTTCATCATTTGCCTTATCCTTTGCCTATTCATACTAGTATTATAATACACTAATATAGATTTGTCAAGTGATTTTGGTAGTGTACCAATCCTGCTCGTATTCTTCTATGATATCAACAGCATTGATCCGTTCATAACGAAAACTGCGCCAACCTTTTGCATTTACGTCCCATACACTTACAACAGCGTCTGACACTTCTCGAACTTTCTTTTGACTCATAGCATCGTCTTTAGTAGCACGAGGTTTCATATCTTCACGCAGTGTACAAGTCATAACTCTCTTGTCACCGTTAAGTTTGTTAAAGTCAACTACTATTACGTTTTGTTCTAGTAGTGTCTTTAATGCTTCCTTAGTAGGGATACCTTTGAGTGACGCTATTGTATCAGCGACTGGTGACGACTTTATCTGCGAATCCATTGTCTACTGCCTCTTGTGCTGTTAAAAATGTGTCAAATTTCATTGTTTCAAACAATTCGTCATAGGTCTTACCTGCTGTGTTATGCTTCACATACAACTCTGTAAGACGCTTGTTTACTTTTTTGCTTTCTTCAAACGATCGAATAGCATCTTCCATTTCAAGTTCTTGTACGTGTACACTACCTGAAGTACCTCGTGTGCCTGAGCTAACACGATGGATCATTGTACGACTCTCGGGTAATACTACTCTCTTACCTGCTGTACCTGCTTGAGCTAAGAAACTGCCCATTGAACAGGCTTGACCCATTACAATAGTACGAACATCATTTTTGATATATTGCATAGTATCATAGATAGCAAGTCCTGCCGTTACAGCACCGCCAGGTGAGTTAATGTATAAGTTAATTGTTTTATCAGGGTTGTCACTTTCTAAAAACAATAACTGTGCTACAATTAAATTTGCCATATTGTCTTCAACTACACCGTTAAGCATAACAATACGATCTTTCATCAAACGACTGTAAATATCGTATGAACGTTCTCCGCGAGCTTCTTGCTCGACTACCATAGGTATAAGTGGCATTATAGTTCCTCCCAAATTCCGATAAATTCAGCAATAGCAAAAAACAAAGCTAGAGCTACAACAGAGCCTGTAGCGGCTGCCCAAAGGCATCCACCTAGTCTTACTGCACTTTTTACTAAACTTAGATAAAAGTGCTTTTTTGAAACATCTACTGGTTCAGGCATCGGTTACCTGCACTAATGGTTCAACACTAGAAGTATCGTGCCAGTCTTCACCGCCATCTTTAAATCTTCGTGTTGTAATTTCTTTTCTTAACATACCGTTCTTTACACGATATGTAATTAATTCTTGTTTAACAATGCCTTCAACATCACTTTCAAATGCACTGACAAACGGTCCATCAAATTTCGAGTTCATTATCTTCCTCCTTCTTTTATATAACGCACTGTAGGCCCAGGTGAAGTAAACTCCATACCGTGTGCGTTACCTACAAAGATTCTTCCATTCCAACGCATTGAAATTTTATTTGTTGCTAAGAAGGCATCAAAACTTTTGCCTTCTCGAAAGTTATCTACTTCCGCTTCTACGCTTTGCTCATTACGTGTATTAGTGAGCATCGCTTTATTATCTACTATAGTTCTCATTTTTTTCCTAACAGTTTTAAATTTAAAACAAAGTTCTCAACTAGTAGTTTAACAATTATTGCGCCATCTGTCAAGTGATTTCTTTCCATTTGTAGCACGTGAGCTGCCATTATAGCATAAGCCTGATCTTCGGATATGTTAAGATCGCCCCAATCTATCGGATCCATAACTTCGCCTTCTCTTGCTAGTTCTACTAGATTACGAAGTTCTTCACTCATTTCAAACATATCACTCATACATTAGTCCCATAAGTTTTCGTAATATTTTCCGAAGAGTCGGAAGCCATTTGAAATCCTTTCTTGTTCTTGTTTCATACCGTCTCGATCATCGATGTCGAAACGCATATACACATCATCCTTGTTTGCTTTACAATCAAATGCATAGATCATTTCGTCCAACACCCAATCCCAACGTTCAAAGAACTTGTCATCGGTGTCGCCAGTCTCATTGTACAACTTTTGCCATTCTTCTGTATTAGTAGGACGTAACCCTTCTGGAACATCTTCAAGGTCTACATCGGGGGCACCGTGTTTTGTTTCTTTTAGTTGGATAAGCATAGGCAAGATAATAGGAGCAAGTGTATGATCCATACTCCAAGTATCCCACTTATCAATATGAACCTCTATCCTCTGGTCTTCACCGTTGTCTGTGTATTCTTTAATATTAACTTTCATCCCTTCCGTCCTCAGGTAACTTAATTATATTGTTTTCGTTATTAGCAAGCATTTGTTCTTTAATGTCGTATACCTGCTCGTGTTTAATCATAGCAATAATTGTATTAGTCAAATCAACTTCTCTACGTAGCCAACCAATTTTACGTTGCAGTTCTTCTAATTCTTTAAGATAATAGTCGAGCTCTTGCTCTTTACGCAACTTCTGTTCGATAAAATCTGATATGAGAATTAGCTTTTGTTCTTCGCTCATCACAGCGTTTCCTTCTAGATAGGGTCTGTAGGATTAACAATTACTCTTAAAACTTGATTGTTATCCTGTAGAGAAAAGTGTGCAACATAGTTGTCAGGAATTTCCTTTTCTATGTTACCATTGTCTTGATCGATAATTTCAACCTTTTTAACTCCGCCTGTTCCTTCGACTTCAAAAAGATTGTGTACTATTGTGTTGTGTAGTTCCATATAACCGTGTTCGATAGCAGGAGTATACATATCGCCTCCAAAATTAAACACATCTATTAGACCGTACCTGAAACTGCCTCTGTCTTGGATTTCTGCCTTATGTATACGTTTTACGACTGACAAAAATGCTTTTTGTCTAGTTGCTTGATCAGCATTAGCCCACCACGCATCAACATCTTCTTTACTGATTGGCATATCTTTCTATCTCCATTTAATGATACGTCACCTTTGTTTCTTCTTCATCATCGGTAAGATCAATACCGAAATACTTTGCACAAATATGGATGATACTGTCTGGCACAAAGTCTTCATCTTTTCCTTCTGGAATAAACAATCCTTTAAGCTCACCGCCTGGGCCTATAATAAGTGCCCAGTCTTCATCATCCATCTGTTCTTCAAGAGTCTTTGGAGTCTCGTCTTCCATCTCTACACCTTGTAAAGTTTTACATAATTCAATCGTGTTTCGTTTGCACCAAACAACTTGTTTTTTGTTTGCGATTTTACTTTGGCTTTAATACGCTTCATAGCACCGATAGGATGTTCAAACTTGTTCATAAAGGAAACAAGATTACCATCCATAACTGCTGTGTAGTTGTAGCTCTCCCATTGTGAACTGTAACGCTTGTCAAGGATTTTAATTACACCTTCGACAACATCTTTTTCTTTACCTAAATATTGGCTGTCTCGATATTCAATACGGATCTCTTTTGTAAGACTGGTCTCGTGCTGATCACGCTTTACAAACTCTGGTATAAATGCAACACGGCCAAGATTGTTTACTGTAACAGTATCTTGTGACACTGACTCAATCATATCACGTTTGAAGTCGTCTAGGTCACCTAGACCTAGCATAACATAACGTTTCATCCACTTTTGAATCTCAGCGACTTGTGCATAGTCTTCTTCAGTCACAGTAGGTTTTGTATAGTCAGTTGGCAAATGATCTGGATGTCCTTGCCAAAAGGCAAATTTTACAATTTCTTTGTTTGAAAAGATTGTAGGATTATCCTCAGAGAATCGTCTAGTATCTCTTACGTAAGAACCGTTAATACGTTGTGCCGCACAAGCCATAGCAAGTGCTTCTTGTGTAGGAACTGTTTTCAATGGAAGTGAATCCTTGCTTAGATATCCGTTCTTAATCTTAACATCGCTGATCATTGTGTGCCTCTGTGTATTTGCCTAACTAATATAATTAGTATAAGCTCAAACAAATACAATGTCAAGTACTATTAATCCAAAACTAGAGTAAATCCTGGAAGATTGTTGCCCGGAATATGGCTTGGTGCGTGATATTGGAATGCGTAATTCAATTTGTCAAACGGTGTTTGTTTGATTGTTATCTTACCATCTTGTGTAATATCTACTTTAGCAAGACTTGCCTTTACGTTTCCTAAAATACGTTTAATTAGAGCACTGTATTTTTCACTCTTTTCTAACTTTTTAGCATCAGCTAAGAAACTAGTGCCTAGCACATATGTTAAAATATTTGCGCCAGCAGTACCTTTGTCTGCGTCCCAACTAGGCTTTCCTGCTTGTTTTACTTTAGGTTGCTTGTCAGTCATACCCATATAGTATTGGTAGTCTGCAGGGAGTCCGTTTGGACGATCCTTGTCTTTAATTTTATAGTTTCCAGCAACACTTACAGGATAAATTGTTTTTAAGAATTCTCCGTAGTCGTCAAACTTATCACTGAACTCAGCTAAGTCCCCGTAAGTAAAATCTTGTTTGCCTACTAGGTCTGCAAGTTTTTGATGTTCAAGTGTATTAACTGCGGCACTGGCTGCAATAATTTTATCAATGTTCTTACCTTCAGTATCGACAAAAGTTCTAAAGAATTTATGAATGTCTTCTTCGTCTCTAGTTAAAACAACTTCACTGTTTTGTATACCATCGTGGAACTTGTCCATATACTGTTTGATAGCTCTAAAACTAGTTCCGCTACCGCTTGCACTTTTTACACTGATAGGTTGTCCGTTAATTTCAACGTCTGCTAACATTGCATTGCCTGCTGGAAAAACAATGTCGTCTTGTTCATCTGAAAGTATTAGAGGAGTTAAGATCTCACCAAAGTCAATACCTGTAATACGAATAGTATCAGGATCTAACAATTCCATAACTTCTGCATCAACTGCTGGACGTTTGCCTACTGCTACCTCTACTAACTCTAGTAAAAACTGCTGTAGCACTTCGTCTTGTACTGCTGTAGGAATGTTCTTTTGAAGTGCGGCTGCAAGACTTGCTTTGTTATATACACTATCACCTAGTCCTAGTTTAGCAGGAATAAGTTGTTTTTGTGCAACTTTGGTATCGCCCTTTAAGTTACTAAGTGCGTAAATAGTCTTCCCTGCAAGCTGTTCAACATTGTAACCGTCTGGAAATGTAATTGCAAATTCTGTAAACTTGCCAGACAAATTTGGAATATTGTCATAGTGCATATCAGCACCCATTTGCTTAACAGCATTTTGTATATCTTGTACACTGTTTTCAATACGAATGTGACGTTGTTTAGATATACGAGCAGTCTTTGGGTCTTTTGCTTTAAGACCTACTGAACGCAAATGCTCTGCGGCAATTTTATATGTTTGTGAATCAAGGCTAGGTGCCGCCATCTCTATATATCTCATACTATATTTATTTTCAATCATCCCAGGTCCACTTTTGATGTCCTAAACGTTCTTGTTCTGCCCAACGAATGAACAATCCGTGCTCTCTACCGTGTGCTTCAATTTCCCAAGGTGTGTCCCAATAGTCTATGTTATTGCTGACCCACTTACCTTGCCAACGATGTTTTGCAATACGTGAACCTTCGTACAACTCGCCTCGTGCGTACTGCTTAACGTGTACCATTTCGTGTGCAACTGTTTGCAACAATTTACGCATAGGCAATTCTTTGTGGATTTCTAATTCGAATTCTCTTGGACGGTCTAAACGTTCTGCGCCACCATCTGGATCTGCGCTACAATAACCATATGCATCAGATTTGATGTTTACTAGTTTGACCCTTACCTCAAGAGCATTCATACGAGGCATAAGTTTTTGGATGCAAAAGTCAACAACGCTCTTGACCCGCTTGCGCTGTCTTAATGAACCGCCTGTTACTGTTACTATAGATGTCATTGAACTACTCCTAAGCTGTATATGTATATAATACAGCCTATCGCTAGGATTGTCAAGTTATTTGGTAAATTAAAGTCGGTAGACTACACGGCCTTTGTCCAAATCATATGGACTCATTTCTACTTTTACACGATCGCCTGCTATAATTCTTATTCTAAATTGGCGCATTTTCCCTCCGGTATACGCCGTAATTATATGTCCATTGTCTAGTTCAACTCTGAACATTTGATTGGGTAACAGATCTGTTACTTTACCCTCTAGCTCTAAGAGCCCTTTGTCTTTACTCAATTTTACTCCTTGTTTTTAGCATCATACTCTTCCTGAGTAATCTTCTCAATAATAATACTGCCCTGGTCTCCCCATAGCACTCTAATTGGATCACCTTCTTTTAATCCAACTTCGTCCCGAATCTCTTTTGGAATGTTCATAATAACATTTTCCGGATCTTCTGGGATATCCTCAAAGATATCTTCTACTTTAAATTCCCAAGTTTTTTGTTCTGTCATTTAATACTCCATATCGGCTGCTACAATAAACCGATCTTTTTCTGATTGTAAGATCCCCGGACGATGCCATTCCTTGCCCGGCCATATAATCCAGTTGCCTATCCTTGCTTCTGCAAAATGAAATGACTCTGGATCGTTTACACCATTTGGTGCAAATTCTGTTCCTGCTGTTTGTAAGTTTACGCCTTCAGGTAAACGTAAATAAAATACTCCGCTTAACACTTGTGCGTCTGGTCGAATATGATTGTGCCAATAGCTGTCTCTGTTTTCTTCTGTGCGTAGAGATGTCATATATCCCCAACTTTTAACAGAACGTATTTGAACTTCTTTTTGCATATATGCAAAACAACTCCAAATAAAACTCATTTTTAAATTAGTCCATTGTTGGCCCGGTAAAGTAAAAATGTTTATATTGGTTTGATAGGGTGGACTGTTGTGCCAAAATCTTCCTGAAGCAACAGTATCTTTAATATCTCTTGCACAACGGTCTCTTGACTCGCTGTTAATAAGAGAAGTCCAGTCATAGTACTTGTAATCAATCATAATTATATAGTAACAGACTGGACTTCATTTGTCAACCTATTTCCTTACTTATTCATTACATACATTGTAACTTCAAAGCCGAAACGCATTTCTGTGTATGACGGTTTAGTCCACATATTATATCTCCTTAAATATTAAAAAATACTGCATTAATATTTAAACACAATAATGAACAAAAGTCATACGTAAAATCATTAAATTATGCTAATTCTTTTTTCTTAGACGTTTCAAAATATTTAATAATATTTTCTGGTGCAGTTTCACCGTACGGATCATCATCCTTTTCGGATGGCTCTGGCTCAATAAAACCTTTTACAACTACGCCATCTTCGATGATAGCTGCAAAACGTCTCGAACGCTTACCGTAGCCTACTGCACTCATATCAACAAACATACCTAAACTATCAGCAAGTTCGCCGTTTCCGTCTGGAATAACTTTTACGTTTTTAATGTTCAAATAATCTGCCCAAGCATTCATTACAAAACCATCATTTACTGATGATACGTAGATTTCGTCCACATTGTATCTATCGCAAATTTCGTGATATAGTTCTTCAAAACCGGGTAATTGATAAGTTGAACAAGTTGGTGTGTATGCGCCTGGCAGGCTGAATACAATCACTCGCTTGCCACCGAATAACTCTTCAGTGGTTGTAGGAACCCACTCTCCGCCAATCGGACAGCCTCCTTCTTCAGGTGCTTCATCACCTTCTCTGTACATAAATGTAATTTCTGGAATTACTTTGCCGTCAATCATAATAGTTCTCCTTGTGTGTGTCTAGCAATAAAAAAGGCAGACGAATTCAATGTCTGCACGTTTTTAATTATACAGTATTTAACTTAAAAGTCAACCATTAAATTGGTTTTTGACGTCTTATACCTAAACTTTTATTTGATCTATACAATACTATGCTGACTTTGTTGCGCTGGTTGCCTCCTAATATCCAATAATATTCTCTACCATTTACAATTTGTGTTCTCAAATAAAATCCAACGTGACCTTGCCAACCTTCAGTACCTCTAGGAAATACAACTATGTCAC